TTTTCGTACTTGCTATTTTTGAATCATCAGAATGTCTTGAAATTTCCCCATCCTGTTCCACTTCACAATAAACACTATCGTTTGGACTATAATAGTCGAAACAATCCAACGGATATTCACAAGCATGAAATCCGGTTTCACAAGCCACCGCTTTTTCTGTTTTATATTCCTTTCCAACTTCATACTGAAAATCTCGACATGTCATATCTTTTTTAAATCCTTTAAATGTCTTCATAATGTTTTTCCTCCTCAATTATATTTCTTAAAATCTTGATATATTTTAATGGTTCCTTTTTAATTTCTTTTTCCAATCTATCTGTTGTCCAACACCAGTATTCTTCAAAATCATATGTAGAGTCATATACTGTTTTTCTTACCCATTCTAACAATTCCTTGTCCATATATTTCTCCTTTTCTAAACCACTTTCCATTAACTGCCTCTTTTTATTTTGTGGATTTTGCGATATAATCAACTTAGACGTTACTTACCTGAGTGTACTGTCAACTTCATTTCCCAAAGTCATGACAGTACACTCTTTTTGTAATTAATCGTCCTCGATTTCCAGATCATCGTATGTTTTCTGTATTATTTCCCTTATTTCACCCGCCATACGCTCTATTCTTTCCATTTTCTGTTCCATAATATATAAATCGTCGTAATTTACCGGTTCAACACTTGCTGCCAACACTTCTTTCGCATAGGTTATTAAATCCGCGGTTTCGTTATGAATCATGTTTAATTTTATACTCAGCATAATCACACCTCCAGTTTACATCGCCATTGTGAATGTATTTTCATACATATCTGTCCAAAATTCATTTCTTTCAGCATCATTTAAACTGTCATAGTAATAAGACATAAACATAGTGTTTACGTTCTTTGCCGTAACTTCTCCACCACCTCTCAAATTCTTTACCTTTGATAAATTCTTAAACAAGTCGCCGACTGTCATAATTCCGTTTCTCATCAACACATTTTCCGTTCTCTGTTTTAACTCAAGTTCCTTAACACTATCCTGAACGATTCTGTTGAGATGTCTAAAACTAAATCTCAACTTTCCATTATTAACTACCTTTACATTCTGTGTAATTATCTCCATATCTCTCTGAAAATCTGTCATATTTTTTCCTCCTTAAACTAATTCGTCACAAATTACATTTCCATTGTCATCATTTTCTATGTCTACAACTTCGTGTTTAATTCCCCACATATCTAGTAATTCCATTGTTGGTTCGGCATATCCACAGTCATAAAATCCCTCTATATCTTCCTTATCCCAATACTCATTAGGTTGTATATCATCGTGAGCAGCTTCATACCAAGCACCTATGCCAATTTGAATTGCTTTTTTCACTTCATCTGCCTTAGTTTCGTCATCAAACTTTATGACAAAATTACATTCGTTTTCGTCTGTATAACCTATAACCATTATTTGTCCTCCTTTATTATCCTTAGATTCTTAACACCTAGTTTCTCTTCTATTTCTGATATAGTCATTTCAGTTGGCTTATCATATAGTTCAATACCATCAAGTTTTATAAGATATACTTTTCCATTTTCCCACCAATTTGAAATCAAAGCACGTTTATAAACAGAATCTATATAAAGAACTATATATTTTTGTTCATCAGTAAAACAACACCTACGAAAATTACCATCATCACTGTATGCATAACGTATTACCCACATAAAATCTAATTCATTTTTACGTTCTTCAAACCACTCCTTACACGCAACAAATGAAAGTCCCCAATTAGTTACCCTTATAAAATCTCCGACTTTAATCATTATTCGTCCTCCTATCTTATACTTGGTTGACTATGTGTTTTAATTTATTCCTTTAGCCAATCACTATATTCCTTTAAAAATCTTGGTTTTATTTACCAACATATATCTTCTTGGTCTCTATCTTGCATTACACCACCAATAACACCAACGTGTCTGAACTTATAGCCTAATGCTTTATATCGTTCTTTTCCATCTTCTCGTGTAATATGAGTAATCTCTCCCCCAACCCATTTTCCAGTATCTTCGTCAATATAACCACCGTTAAATTCAAAGAAGATACTATTACGTCCTTCCATTGCAGCCTTTTTTATTTTATTATCAAAATACGCATATGCTTTCTCTTCGTGTTCCTTTCTGCCATTCTGATCCGCAAGCTTTTTCATTTCTAACGCCGTCATCATATTTTAATCTCCTTTCGCTTATCAAATGTTCGTTTTATTTATTCTTCAATTTCTATATCTTGTAATACTTCATCAAATGAATCTGCATAATCATAATATCTATCCAAATCTCTTCTGATATCATCTACGAGTTCATCTTCTAATATAGAATTACTTGAATAATCACTCATTTCTGATATGTAATTCCTCGCCCTATTTAATTCATCAATAAGATTGTTTATTAAATCTATTCCATTCATATTATTTACCTCCATTAAATATTCGTTTCCCTCAATTTCGTCATCTGTTGCCGAATACCATGCCCTAATTCCTGCGGTCACCGCCTCTTCTACCTTGTGTAAATCCGCCTCATTCTCAAATTTAACGGCAAAATTACAATCGTTACTGTCCGTATATGCTACTACCATATTCGTCCTCCTATCTTATATTTGGTTGACTGTGCATTTTATAATTTATTCCTTTTTACTCTTCAATATTACTGTAATCTACGATACATTCCACAAGTTCTCTGAAATACTTTAGCTCAGGATGATTTTCCCTTAACCACTCAAGTATTTCGTCATAATTTTCTTTTCCCTCATACCCAAATTCTTCACATATATCTTCGTATATATAGTCGTGATAATATATACCAAGTCTATCAACGATCTGTTCTATTGAATAAAAATCTTCACCTTCAATTCCGCCAAGATCTGCACCTTGGTTATCTATAAGTTGATATACCTTGCTACCTTCTCTATCCCTTGATGTTTCATAACAAAAATCAAACTCATTTAAAAATTCGCTCAAAAACATATTAATCATCTCCCTCTTCGATTATTACATCAAATAAATCTCTGCTGTCGTATTCATGCCACGCATCATCTGCCTTGTACTGTTCAATTCTGTCTTCTATAAACTCCTTTGCTTCGATTTCCGCCTCTTCTTCATCATCGAAATAATCCTCTACATCTCTTGAATCTCGCAGTTCCGTAGAATCATAATATACTTTGTAATAATACATACGTTCACCCCTCCTACCACACTTTTCTAATAAACTGATCTGTAATATCTTTAAATATTGCCGTTCCGCTATCTCCGGTTATATTCACTGCGTAATAACCATGTGGACAATATTCGTCAGGTTCGCCGTTTCCGTTTTCAAAAATCGGAATCGCATATTCTCCATAGTCGTCTTTTACATAGCGGATTTCCTTTAGTGCGTTGCCTGTTCCCGCATTTCTCGTAAGTCTGAGCGTCTCACAAATTGCTGTTAAAATTTCCTGTTTATTTTCCATATCAATTTACTCCTTTCTACTTTCCGTAAACAATTTCCTTGCGTCGTTTGTTAAACTCCTCACTTCTTTCGGCAAAATACTTGCCAATATCCGACACATATTCAACACATTCACAATACAGTTTCTGACTTTTGCTTTCCGTTCCCATAATCGCTGCATACGGATCAAATTCATTATTTGCCGTAAATTCAGCCATATAACTTTTGCACCAATCTAATTTTGCCAATAATTTTTCAAGTTCCATTCTTCACCCTCCTTAAAAAACCTCCTCTATAATTTCTAAGTCATCAGCTATGTTCCTTATGTAGTTCTCTGCATACTTCCTTGCGTTTTCCCCTACTTCTTCTTTAGCAATCATAGCTTTCTTTGCATTACGCCTGCTACTTTCCGCAATCATTGTGTATCCGTCACCGCCCATGTTGTAGTATTCAGGACAGAATACCTTTCCATATAGCCAACCACTATCATCATAAGTTCGTGTCAGTTCCACAACCTCACAATTAATAACATAACCGCCATTTCGCTTATCATATTCATCGGATACCCTAATTGCATCTGAGTTATAATATACCGGTTTGTTTAATTTAAAGAATCTCTCCATATTAAATCACCTCAATTACCTTTCCTTTGTACTGTGGATACGTTTTAATGATTGTCATTGTCGTCACAACCATTTCTTTTCTGCATGTAATACTGTTATACATCAGATGTAGTATCAACTTTGAATTTCCGTGATACCATGTTTTCGCTTCTTCATATGTAGGTTCATGTTTAGGGAAATCTGTTCCCCAAACAAAACCGTTTGCCTTACCCATCCATACTCTCTTTTCCCACAATTCCTTTGTGGAAACATCGTAAAATCCATAAACCATTAACTCGCCTCCCTTAACGCTTTAATTATCTTTAATCCGAATTCTCCCTTGACCGCATCATATCCAAGTTCTGTTTCATGTCTGCCACATCTTACCGCCCATTCTGTCTTACACCAAACTTCGTGGAACATATTCCACACAAAGTCTTCCCTTGTAGGTTTGTACTCAAGCGGAGATGTAAGGGAACTAACCCACTTATTTCCTACTGTTACAGTACATTTTCTGTCTTTGCATTCCAAACCATGTTTCACAAAATGGTCATACATAATCTTTAGCTTTGGTATGGTTACATACTGCCTTTCCGTTGACCAATGCTTTTTGTTTTCCTTGCACCAATCAATAAACTCCTCAAATGTGGTTTCGCTTAACTTCATACTTACCGCTCCCTTCTGTACATATCAATCACATCTCTTATTAATACCAGTCCAACTAATCTGATTTCCGAACACCATATGATATCCGTTTTCCGCTTTCTCCGCCTCTTCCCTTGTCGGGTAATCATACTCGTCACGCTCTCCGTTGTACCAAATAATTATTAGCCTATACACAGTTGCCACCACCTTTCTTTTATTTTCCTTATGTTACTATCAACACCCACAAGTTTTACCTTGTGGGCATTGTAGAAACACAAAGTTTTTTATGCTGTCATTTCGTAAACATTATCTGAAAGTTTATCTTCCGGAGAAACCACTGTTGCGTTGATTTCCTTTACCATATTCAGTAATTCCGAACCTTCGCCAATGTCCTTAGAAACTATTATTACTTCATGTATTGATGACGGAAGCACTATATATCCATCAGGAAACCTCTTCTCAAGTTCCTTTTTTGCAGCGATTATAGAAGCTGCTCCGTAACACTTTTCTTTATTTGTTACAACCCACATCTGCGGATTTTCTTCTTTGACGCCAAACAGCATTTCCATCATTCCCATAACCTCATAATCAAGGTTTTTAATTCCATCCCTAATCAATTTCTCTTTTGTAATTCCCCACTTCTCAAGCAACTCCTTAGTTACCTTAATAGATCCATTTTCCACAATACCCTCAATGTAAGGAACTAGAATTAAATCCGGGAATCCGTATTTTTTCGCAGTAGTCTTAATGTCGCCTCCTACTTCCTTGTTATATAGGCGGACTCTAATCTTGTCTTTTACCTTTTCATAATCATTAATCACATCAAAAATCTCCTCATTATAACCCGCTGGACAACTTCCTTCAAAACCTCTTACCATATCAATCGCCTCCTCAATTGTTCTTTCGTTTTCATAATACTCATCAATATAAACCACCGGTGACACTTTTGTTTCCGTAGGAAGCATTATTCCTATCTTAGGAACTCCGTTCTTTGTTACTTCCTTAACCTGTCCATTAACTGCCTTTGCTACTTCCTCTGCATAAAATCTCTTTTCCATAATTTTGTCCTCCGTTTATAATCTTATAAGGTATCCCTCAGCTTCAAGTTCCTCGATTCCCTTTGCGGTAACACTCAGCAAACCCCAATCCCATTCGTCTGTAGAATTGTGACAACTGCAGCCTCTACCACATTTGCGGTTAGCTTTGTATTCAAAAGAAAAGTTAACACCTTTTCCCCACTGTGCTTTTGTAACCGCTAACACGTCTCCCTTTGGCGTAATCAGGTAACCAAAGGAATCGTGACCTTTAATTGCATATGCGGTATAACCATTTTTCGCCGCATACTCTAATATTTTTCTAACCATATTAATTTCTCCTTTCTCTAACATCTTGCAGCTATAAAGTCGTTTGCCTTTGCAATTTCCATATCATCCATAAGACATTCAAAATGGATCAGGTTGAAGCAGTCACTTGTTTCGAATTTGATGTGATAATCTCGGCAGTATTCTTTAAATCTGCCCGCAGTTTCCTTTGCCAATTCCACATTTACCCATCTTTTCATATGTTTTCCCTCCTTAGTAAATCCATTTTCCCTTGTCAACATTCCAAATTGCCCCATTGCCGTCCTGATATTCATCATTGATGTCATAGTCATATCTCAGACATCTATCACCACCAAACACGATTTCCTTTTCCGTTCCCTTGTCCATTGCATAGCGTTCTCTAAATCCGCCTTTCGCATACGCCTTATTTCTCTCATTCATCATAATGCCACCACCCTTCTATAAAGTGCCCCCGCTTCCGAAGCGCAACAATCGTCGTTTGCATTTTCCACAAAGTCTTTCAGATAATCCGCCAACCCTTTGCGGTCGTTATAAAGTTCCATTGTGGTTTCCCTCACGCAGTCCTCAATATCCGCATCATACAATTCGTAGTAATCCCACGTTTCCATAAATTCCACAATTTCCCTTGCCAAGTCGCTCATTTTTTATTTCCTCCTTTTTACATAATGCCCACTTCAACCATGCTGCAATATCCGTTGCGACTTACAATGATATGGTCTAGTAGGTCTAAATTCAGCATCTTTAACGCATCCTTTAACTTTTTTGTTATCACAATATCATAATCACTTGGGTTTAAATCTCCACTTGGGTGATTGTGTGTTAATGCGCAACTAACACCGCCCACCAAAAGCATTAACTGGGCGATTTCCCTTACCGGCACAATAGATCTATTTATGCTTCCCGCACTGATTTCGCTTACGCAAATCGGTTTATTTGCCCCGTCAAATACCACCACTGTAACCACCTCTTGCGCTCTTTCGGGCATTTTCATTGCCCTTGTTATTTGATAGATACAATCGGGCGTTGTTACTTTTCTCCGCCTATCCACCACATAGTTTGTCTTTTCCATAACTACATAAGGTGTTTCGTCCTCGCTGAGATATACAGTAGCTTTGTTAATGTTTCCCATTTCCGCCACCTCCAATTTCTCGCATACTAATTATTTCTCGCTTGTCCACAACCTTTATAAATCCGCTCGGCATCCGACAATACATCATATTCGGACGGTCAAACGGAATATGGATATGGACACAACGAATTGTTTCCCTTTTCATTTCCGCCCCTACTCCATAGGCAATTACGATTTCTGTCATATGTACTCCTTTCTTGATTGGGTTTTTGTTTCCATTTTCGGCAACAAGGCGTTCTCAGTTCCTTGTTACCGACCTATGAAGACAAAACAACTCGTTACCACTCGTAGCTATTTAATAATTGTGATTAATCCGCAACGTTTCATTTCGCACAGCCAATCATCAAATTCGCCATATTCTGACTTGTCGATTTCTGTTGCGTAATAGGACATTAAACCTACAATGTCCATTTCCTTTTCCTTGTATCCCTTAAAATCAGTACAATCTAATTTATATTTCGGCATTTTAATTCCCTCCTTCTATGATTCCTATTATTTCGTTTCCGTTTTCACTCCATATAGGGATTATCATTTCTCCGATTTCCCTTTTATCACTATCATAATAAGCCCATAAATTTCCGTTTGTATCTTCAATAGTGATTCGGTAATTTCCATTTGCATTTTCACAAGAAACCACCTTACAACTTTCTGTTTCCGTTTCTGTTTCCCTAATCCATGTAAATACATTCCATGGAGCATACTTAGGTTTTTCGTTTCCGTTGTTTATCACAGTATCTATATAACTTGCACCAACCCATATAAGTGGAATCAAGCAAGTTATATAGATTATGCATTTCTTTTTCATCATAATTAATTCCGTCCCTTCTGTCAACGTTAAATTATTTCTCTTACCGCAACCATTATCCGGGAAACTTCCGCTTCCGTTTTGCTTGCGTTAATCTGTGTGATGAATTTTTTCACCACAGTTTCAGGCTTGCAACATAACAGTTCCCTTGTTGCTGTCCTTGCAAATTGCCTATACATTTTCAGATCTCTACTCATATTTTTTCCTCCTTTGTGTTATATGATAACCATGATTATTTTCAGAATAAATTTCTTTATACATTTCCCTTTTTATAAAGTCTTTATCGTTATAACTTAACATGGTAGACTTAGGGAGTTTTACCTTACTATATGAAAACACTTTTCCATTATGTTTTAATGCCCACGCCCGAGCTTCATTAAAAGAACGGCATGATTTTACTTTCATGCCGTTTACCTTGATAATATACATCAATATGTCACCTCCATTATCCCATAAATTGTGCAATTATATGGGATATCTTTCCACGCTAAATCTGTCGCAGTTTCCCTATCTGGTGCATAAACATACCCAAAATCCATAGCTTCATCTCTCTCATACGGACTTACATCATCATAACACCACGAATATTCCCATTTCTTTTGCATAATATTACCTCGCTTCCCTTTAAAAATTAGACAAGATGTCTGTATAGATACCGTTATAATTCCGTAGAATTCCCTTTTATTAGGTTGCAACACCTAACACCACCCTTTACACGGTTGCTGGTCAAGGATATACAGAGCGTATTCTCGCTTTCGCTCGATACCATCTTGTCTTATTAGTGTGATAGGAATCGAACCTATTTGATTACTCGTCAAACTTTCATCAAGTATACCACAAAAAATGCAGACTCAATTACTGTCTGCACATTGTTTTATACCACACCAACATTTGGTACTGTCGTTATTATCCCACTTTATCTCACACCTTTATCGTGTTTATTGTCGCTATGGTGACTTATACACCCACTTTACTCGCATACAAGTACGTCATTCGACTTTGAAACCCACTATCCCCGACAACAGTTACGGTCATAGCGGACGGACTTCCACCGTAGGCATAATTATATCATGCCCGGATACAAAATCTACGTGGTTCAATAGTATCCCACGCTTCCACGCAATTGCAGCTTATTATCCTCGCCACTGCTTTATTCGCCTTAGTCGCCCATATCTCAGGACATACAATCGTGACGGTCGTATCTGTACGTTCCCAACTACCGTCTTACACCTCATTCAGGCATACACCAACCCTTACGAAAAAGGACAATTTGAGGTAGCGTTTATCTAGGGTAACCGCACCCAGTTTTCGCTACAACACGCTTTATATCTCGCCACCCAAACCACGCTAAAAAAACATGATCCACTATGGGTAACTTCACATATTCCGAGACTTACCACCTCGTGTCACATTTTGCACATGTTTGCGAACACACGCAAAATAGACCAACGCCGAACGTACACCATACACCCACAACAAAGCCCTTAGGGACGCAATCCCGTGCGTTTACATACACGGCTTATCCTCAAAGTCAGATTCGTATCCTCAACAAATACATACGCAACAACACCTAAATAAGCATGTTATAACGTGCGCTGACATTCGCCAATTCAACTACCACGACCACGACATTACTCTGCCGATACTGCCACCACAAAAAGCGGTAGACCTTCACGTAGTAATACACCATACGTCAATATCTCATGACGACGCAATATGAATTTTTCAAGGTACAATCGCACCAAACTTCACCCTAAAAAGGGAACGCTTACGCCCGAATAATGCACGTTCACAAACGGGTCAAGGATACTTGCACGTCAAAGCGTGTAGACATACACTTGGCAATCCCTAACAGCCTTGGATACTTGCACGACAAAAGCGTGTAGACATCGATATTCGCCATTCTTATGCACCAAAAGCGCAAACTATAAAGTTTTCAATGTGCTACCGCTGACCGCCTTTTATTGACGGTCGGCACGCTCAGAGCCTAAAGCCTATTTATAGTCGCTCTGACGACTTAAAAATATCGGTTTGTGGTTATGGTTTAAGCGTTCTTTTTAGCCTTTTCGGCACACTTGCGGACATAATCCGCAAACTTAGTGCTATTAAATGCAGACTTATTGTTGTCGTAAATCTTGCGCAGAATAGCCTCAGAAAAAGCCTTAGGTGCAAGTGCGTCAATAATCTTTCCACTCTTTACGGCAGAACTACCCTTGCGGAAACGGTCAGCATTGACCATATAGTGCTGAACGTTTTCAGCGGTAGCGTCAGCAAGCCCAAACTCAACAAAACGTTTAGCAAGTGCGTCAGCGTATGCAAGATAAGCGTCGTCCGTTGGATTAAGGACGTACTCAGCATAAGCCTTATATAGCGCACTATCCTTGTTGTTAAACAGTGCCACACCGTCAGCGATAGCCTTGTCTGTAGCCGTAACCATAGCATTATATGGCGCAATAAGCTTATTATAAGTCGCCTTGTTTGTAGCAAGTGACTTTTCAATGTCAGACTTTGAGCGCACAATGCCCTCAGTCTGTCCGAGTGCAAGCTTAATAAGTTCTTCTTCATCCGTGCGGATACAGTCAGAATATGACTTTGTAGCTTTTTTAGCCTTGTCAAGCTCGATAGTACGGTCAAAAGTCGCACCAAAATAAGCGCTAATGACGTTACGTGTAGCCTTGAAAGTAGTTGCATTGAATTGAATTTTTGTAGTTTTCATAAAAGACCCCTTTTCTCCCACTGATAGCCGTGGGCGCAAAATATTTGTGATATAGTGATAGATATAGTTATTTCATAAAAACCACAAACCGATATTAAGTTGAAAATGTGCAGTCAAGGAATTTTCTAAACAATCCGCAAGCCCTTGTGAGTGGTTCGTGTTCCTTGTTTGATTGTAGCTTTAGAATAGATGAACCATGATAAACTGCAACCACCCGGTAAACCCTTGTAAAATAGCCATTTTACCAAACTTTAAAGAGGGAACTTTCCGGCTGCTGACATAATAAATAGGGGGGTATTTTTCACGAAAAAACGTTGTTTTTTTGCCTTAATCATACAAGCTATTTCACATTCACACTTCCCAAATTTTCCCTTTCAAACCCACAAAAAAAGAGCCATTTCTGACTCTTGGGGAAAATCGGGGAAAATATCGAAGCAAGGGGGATTTTTCATATAAAATATTAATATATATTGTAGGGCGGGAAATTTCGTATAAGGGGGCGGGGGCGAAATAATGGGGCGAAATTCCTAATCATTATGGGCGATGAGGTGTTTGCGGATCATGGCGTCTTTGCGGTCGATGGCTTCGTTGAGGCGTTTTATTTGGGAATCTTTAAACTGAATTTGTTCTTTATAGAAGCGGAGCTGCTCCTTGTAGAATTCTTCGGTTTCTTGGTGGTGGGCGTCCTTGCGGGCGAGGCGGGCTTGGAGTTGGGTGATGATTTCCTCTTTAAGGTCGAGGCGGGTTTGGAGGATGCGGGTGTCGAGATCATCATCTGTGGGTGGGGGCGAGAGAACATTGATGATGGGGCGGAGAACCTTGTTATAGTCGTGGTCGTGGTGGCGGGTTGTGGAAAAAACTAATTTAATAGTACTGAGGGAGACGGCTTCACCATTTTCTTCGGTACGGGTGGCGATCTCCTGATAAGTAATATTTTTTTCAAGGCGAAGAGCTTTTAACTCTTCTATCAACTCCTGCTTTTTTATATTAACCAATTTTAACCTCCTTTTAAACTTTACTAACCGGGGAAAACTAAATATTATTATACAAGAAAGGAAATACGATTGACAAGGGGTGTTGGAAAGAGTATAGTATGAATCGAACAGATGTACGATTGGAGGTATGGGGAGAAATGAATAAATTAATAAAATGGATTAATGATGGAGATAGCATATGGATTAGGATTCGAGAAGGAGATGTTTTTCAGTTACAGGCAAATTTGATAGTGGATGCATTGGTAATGGAGGGAGATGTTATTAACATTGGTGCAGGTGATTTAGATATATGGATTAAAGAATCGGAGATTCGGGAATTACCGGAAGATAATATAATACAAGTAGGAATGTTTGAGATGGGAGTATAGTCGTTGACAAGGCTATACTCCTATGTTATATTATGGGTGAAAGGAGGAAATTAATATTAAAATGAGGTGATTTTCTTAGATAAGGGTGACAAGATCAGGGGCTTCGTAGGTGTTTCTCCGAGAGGTAGACGATATATAGATAGGCGGATTTGCCAAAAATCCCCCATTTTTCGCCAAAACGCCACACAGAAAATGACGAAAAAATCGCTCAAAATTCACAGATAATGACGAAAATCACAAAAAATGACGAAGATTATGAACAAACTATGAACAATAGTCTGACAATTTAAAAAGGAGATTTCATTGAAAGAGACATGGATTAATTATAATACTGGTGAAATGAGAAATGATTTGATTTTCCCAGAAGAATTAAAAAAAAGACAAAAGAAAAAGGAAAATCAAATAAAGGGATATGAATATGTCCAAAAAGAAATTTTACCATTTCCTACTTTTCTACAGGAGGAATATGGTAATTTTATACATACTAGATATTTGGCTTTATTGGACAAATTAGATTATGATGTTGCTACTGCTTTTAGATTTGTATATTTATGTACCTATATGAATTATAATGATGGATATATAATTTGGAATAATAAAAAAATAAACAATTCTTGTTTGCAACATATCTTTAATGTTAATCAGAATACAGTAACTAAAATCAAAAAGAAACTATACGAAATGGAATTAATATTTACAGACGAAAATAATAATATATATGTTAATAATGAGTATTGTTATAAGGGGGATGTTTCTGGAAATAAATTATATAAAAATCATTTTACTCGTATATTTAATGACAGTATTAGGGAATTATATAATAAAACCCCGGATCCTAGAGAACATCGTTCATTGGGGAAACTTCTGCTGCTACTGCCCTACATTAACGTCTTCCACAATATTATCTGTCTAAATATTAAAGAAAAAGATATAGAAAAATTAATACTACCGAATTCGGCACAGATGGATGAAATACTTCATATAAGCTCTAGGAATTATATAAGGCAGATGTCGGAATTGCTGAGTATTGAAGTTGCTGGCGAACCTGCAATACTAGCTATTAATCACAAGAACGTTAGAATGTATGCAGTTAATCCTCGAATATATTACGGGGGTACTAAGTTAAGTGATGTGACGACACTTAGCGAATATTTCAAGGCTAAGGGCGGTCTTGATTAAATATGTTATAGGAGGGTGCATTGTGAATATATCTAAAGAATTATTTTCCGAATGCATTAGATCATTAGAGTCAATAACCCACGACTAAAGTCGCAGGCTTGTAAAAGCTTTTATTGACTAGCCTAAGTTCTTCGAGAACTGCGTTATTTTTGTTATCATACCCGTGGGCGTTTGCTCTAACTCACGGCTCTATGGAGGCTCTGTAAACAGTTCTGATGGGTAGGAACAGTCAACCTCGGTACGGCTATAGCAAGCGATTATAACATTGGCGAAGGGCAACTAACTCAGGAATAGGAGATAAATTATATGTTAGTTTATGTACTAAACAAAAATGAAAAACCATTAATGCCTTGTAATCCAACAAAGGCAAGAAAATTGTTAAAACAAAATAAAGCAAAAGTATTAAGAATTGAACCATTTACGATCCAATTATTATATGGAAGTAGTGGTTATAAACAAAATATTACTCTTGGAGTAGATGCTGGAAGCAAACATATTGGATTGTCAGCAAGTACACCAATAAAAGAATTGTACGCTGCCGATGTAGAACTTAGAAATGATATTGTAGATTTGTTATCTACTCGTAGACAAAACAGACGAACTCGTAGAAATCGAAAAACAAGATACAGAAAATGTAAATTTTTAAATAGAGTTAAGTCAAAAAATAAAGGATGGTTAGCTCCATCTATAGAGAACAAAATCGATGCTCACTTTAAGAGTATAGCACAAGTAAATAAAATACTACCAATAACAAATATAGTAGTCGAGACAGCAAGTTTTGATATCCAGAAGATTAAAAATCCAGAAATCTCCAGCAAACAATATCAAGAAGGTGATCAATTAGGATTCTGGAATGTAAGAGAATTTGTGTTATGGAGAGATAATCATACTTGTCAATGTTGCAAAGGTAAGTCCAAAGACAAAATACTTAATGTGCATCATATAGAAAGCCGTAAGACCGGTGGTGATGCCCCAAACAATCTTATTACGCTATGTGAGACATGTCATACAGGTTATCATAAAGGAACTTTAAAATTGCCATCGTCCATAAAAAGAGGTGCGTCATTTAAGGATGCTACTTTCATGGGGGTCATGAGATGGAGTTTCTATAATAGACTTAAGAAATTATATTCAAATATAAGTATGACATATGGGTATATTACAAAGAATACTCGTATAGAAAACGGTTTACCAAAAGAACATTACATTGATGCGCTGTGTATATCTGGACATCCTAAAGCTAAACAACTTGATTACTATTATTATCAAAAACAGGTTAGGCGTAACAATAGACAGATATATAAAGCAAATATATTAAAAGGAGGTAAGAAAAAATTAAATCAAGCTCCACGGTATGTAAAGGGATTTCAACTATTTGATAAGGTAAAGTATGATGGTGATTCTTATTACATATTCGGAAGAAGAAGTAACGGATATTTTGATATTCGAAAACTTGATGGTACAAAAGTTAATAATGGTAGTATTAATTATAAATATCTTAAAAGATTAGAAAGTAGAAGAAACATGTTAACAGAAAGGAGAAGCCGTTCTCCTCTCATGACTGAAGTCACGAGTCTCCGAACGGTATAATTAGAATGAAGGATTAAAACAAATAGCATAAATAATAATAAATATAAGAACCGTAGGAACTACGGGGATAGCCCGGTAATGAAGTAGACGTTGGTTTGCTAGTCCCGGGAACCATGTGACTTTAGTCATGTGAGGTTCAGGAGTTATGGAATATAATTATCACAAAGGAGTAAATTAACCATGAGTGAATACGGACTAAAAATCCAGAACTACTCTGCCGGTTCAATATTTGAAGTTGAACAGGGGGTACGTTATAGGTATGACACCAAAAATGCAATGTTAACAAATAGTCTTTTCAAGGACTTTTTAATAGATAATGGACTTAAGGTATGGAAAGGCGAATCTACTCGTGACATTATCTGTATAGAATTTAAGTATGGGTCAAGATCCTATGAAGAAGAAATAAAACACATAAATAAACTAGCAGTACAAAATCGACTCGAACGTAAAAGAATACGTTCTCATGGAATAAAACATCAGATTGAAAGTGTGGAAAATAGAAAACATCAGATTGCCAGACTTCGCCAACAGGCTGAATTAAATAAAGATAAATATGTAAAAAAATCTGCCGATGAACTTAGAATAGATTTTTACACTAAAGGCGTAACTATAAAATATCCAAAATATAACAAGAAGACTAACTCTTACGATTATGAGAATGTATTATATAAAATGTTGTATAGAACCCCGGGAAAAGCAAAGAAAGGTAGTTGTATGTTTATTCGTTCGGGACTTTATAAAAAGGCTCACGATTTTTTATGGATGGGATTGAAACTCCCAAAAAAGAATGCGCCTATAGTTGAAATCGGCGCATATTCCTCTCTCGTTACTAGTTCAATAGAAGGATATGTAAAGGTTGAACCTGAGAATATATTAATACTTAAAGACGTTGATTCGTTCTTTAAAACAAAAGTTTTAAGTGTGGAACTTGATGAAAACAAGCATTGTAAAGCTGTTGAAAAAGATAATTATGAAGTAAAAAATACTTTATTCGATGGGCAGGCATTAATAGATACTAGTGTATTTCCGGAATGGGGAAACGGATATATATTGTTAAGACATCACTTTTTTAAGGCCGCAGCATTTCATACAAAGATACAAGATTATTTCAAGGATTACTTTGGGGATAAATATGAAACCGCCACAGTTACAGATATGTGGGGTAATGAGCATTTGGCAAAAGAGATCAAATTAATAACAACTGATAATGCCTGTAAATTTCTAAAATTCAAGGATACTACGTATGAATATTGGTCAAACAAGGTTCGTGAAAATGGATGTAAGTTCGGCATAGTAAAAACTGCACATGCCAGTAAACTCGGAGACAAACAAAGAATGAGTTATCAGATGGTCAACGCTTTGAACATCAACACAATGCCGGAAGTATTGTCTGACAGTATAGCGTACATAGTTAAACTTAAAAATAACGATGAGGAATTTCTTAACTATCTGCGTAAGAATGCAAATTTTTCAAATGACTATCAGGTATTATTGGCATTGTGTGAGCAAAATCCCGCATTTATAAATTGTGATTATTTTCGTGAAAGACGAACAGATATTATATATTCTTACACTAAAGAAATAAAAGTTGGGCATGTAATACAGAATGCGGACAACTTGGTTATTGTTGGTAATCCGTATGGTATGCTGCTCCACTCTGTTGGTGAGGATGCATTAAGTGATCCTACGTTTGAACATGAAGATGGATGCATACAGTGTTATACCGGGCGATTTGCTGACGGAGAATATCTGGCGGAATTCAGATCACCATTTAATAGTAGGGCAAACTTGGGATATGTTCATAATCATTATCATCCGTTGCTATTTAAATACTTTAATTTAGGAACTCAGATTATTGCGGTTAATATGATTAGCACTGATTTCCAAGCGAAAAACAATGGCAGCGATCAGGATAGCGACCAAGTCTATGTAACAAATGAAAAAAGTATTGTGGAACACGCTAAGTATTGTTGCTCACACTATCCTACCGTAGATAATAATATTCCTATGGAAAAAAATATTTATAGTAGAGATCTAATTAATTTTGCTACTATAGACAATAAACTGTCGGCAGCTCAATTAGATATAGGCGAATCTTCTAATGTCGCACAAATTGGATTGAGTTATACATATAATGATTTTGGAAAAGAATTCGAACACCTTGTAGATGTATTGGCGGTATTGGCGCAGTGCAGTATAGATAATGCCAAGAAAACTTTTGATGTAAACATTCATTCTGAAATTCAGCGAATAAAAGAAAAAATGAATATAAAGGAATTTGGTTATCCGGCATTTATGGGAGAAATAAAACCTGAGATACGTAAGAAGGTAAATCCAAATATAGTTTGTCCTATGAATGCAGCGTTTAGAATTAAAACAAAGAAAAGGGTATATGACTCTCCTGCTATTCCAATTTCCGAGTTTTTTTCACCGGCAAAAAACTGTGTTGATATAAAAAAATCAAGAGCTATTGAGAAATATATAGAAAAATATAATTTGAAATTATTAGGTTTTAGAAAAGAAGTGAATAACGAAAACGAATATGATTTAGATAATTGGCTTCTTATTCGTAATGATTATGATGAATTAATTGCGGATCTTAGAAAAATTACATTGTCTGGAAAATATCAGGGGTTAATGAGTTGGCTTATAAACAGAGCCTTCATAATGACGCCGGAATTAAAAAGAAATAAAAAAATTGTAAATACAAAATTGAATAAAAACAGACCGCTTCTGCTTAAAGTTTTATATGATATTAGCCCAAAAACCTTCTTAAAATGCTTTAAAAACTACCCTACTTGATTAATTTAATCCTTAAAAAACCTATGGAAATCCCTTGTTTTTTGACGATGGTCATAACCTTCTTCTGAGAAACATGAGGGATTTCCTCTGAAAAGGAGTGATTAAGCTGCGAAGTATAATGACTGACAATCTTAATGTATGTTATTTTTGTGGCGCAACTGAGAACGTGGATCTTCATCATTGCGTTCATGGAAAAGACTGGCGAAAGCTAAGTACTCAGTATCACCTTTTAGTGGGGTTGTGTACACAATGTCACAGGGGCAAAGATGGTGTACATGGAAAGTTTGGACAGGAAAAGGATTTACTATTAAAAAGCGAAGCACAATTAGCGTGGGAGGCAAGACGTGTAAAAAGGAAAAAGTCAACTCCCGAAAATGTTAGACAAGAATGGATAGATATTTTTCAGCATAATTTTGTTGCTGAATATAATGAGTTAATGGAAAGAAAGGAACAAAAGGAAAATGAATAATAAGGAATTTATAAAGAAGATTGCGGCGGAGACCGGATATAGTCAGGGGAGTATAAAGGAAGTATTTGAGGCTGCGGAGGCAGTACTGATCGAACAGTTAAAGACTGATGATGAGGTAAAAGTAATCAAGGGAATTACAATTGTGCCACATGTTCAGGATGCTCATGTTATCCCTAATCCGTTTAGTGGCGGAACAACTGAAGTTCCAAAGAGAAGAATTATTAAGGCTAAATTTAGCCAGTCTCTTAAAGATGTAGTAAAAGAATGCTAACCCTCCTATAACATATATATAGCCCGACTGTAAAAACGGTCGGGTGATTTTTTTTGAGTGAAAGGATAAAAATATAATGGTAGAAGTTACAAAATCAGAAGTTAATTTTTTAGAAGGTAAAGGTTGTAGATGGCACGAAGAAATTTTTTCCACGGTTAATAGAAGACATTATTATGCTGTGGAAATTCCGTGGGTGATTAATTATTTACAGAAATATAGGAAGGAAGTGACATCTTGACCGAATTAAAAAGACTTACCGGAGAATCTGATGAGGAAGTTGTTTTTCGTATTTGCCAAGATAAAGATGAACTTGGCACTTGGGCTGAGGTGGCAGATATATTAAACAATATACTTGGTTTTGAATATACCGAATCAAAATATAGAAAACAATATCAGGCGTTTGAAAAAATTCTTAATGCTAATAAGAAACATATATTTAGCAATGAGTTTGTAGATAGTATAGACGAAAAGAGACATGAATTATATATGGAGCGTCAGCGTCTTAGTGACGAACGTACTTCACTAAATCGACAGCTTAGGGAAAATGCTCGTAGTGATGCGAATTATGAAATACTTATAGACGCTATAAAAAACTCTGCTCTCTCTTCTCTCCCACCTATAGAAGACAATCTTATGATTGTTCCGGGGGTGGAGGATATGATTGTAGTACTTTCAGATTTACATATAGGCTTAAACGTGTCAAATAATTTTGGAGAATATAATATTGATATTGCTCGAGATAGGCTTGGGGATTATAGAGATGAAATAATTAAAATTCAGAAATCCAAGTGTTGTCAGAATGTCTATGTGGTAATTCTTGGGGACTTAGTCAACGGTTCAATTCATAGTACTACACGATTAGAGAATAGAGAAAATACGATTCGACAGACACAGATTGCTGCAGAACTTATAACTAATTTTGTTTATGAAATTGCCGGTAACTTTGAAAAAGTCTATATAAATAATGTTGCAGGCAATCACAGTCGTATTGGCTTGAAAGATGATGTTTTGCGAGATGAGCGATTAGATAATATTATACCGTGGTATATGAAAGCAAAATTAGAACATATAAATAAAATTATATTTATGGATCAGTATAATGTTGATCCTACAATTGGAGACTTTTCAATTAGAGGAAATAAAATCGTAATAGTACATGGAGACTATGATACATTCAGTGAGTCTGGAGTTGCCAAGCTAACAATGATGCTTAGGTACATTCCAGACATTATTATTATGGGGCACTTACATCATTCGGAATTTACGAATGTGGCAGACGTGGACATAGTAAGAAGTGGAAGTCTTTGTGGGGCATGTAACGATTATGAAGTCTCAAAACGAATATATGGAAAACCGCAACAGATGGTTTTAACAATTGGAGATGAAGGCATTACTAGCTTTTATCCTATAAAATTCAAATAGAAAGGACTGATATTCAAAAATGAGTAATAGCAGTTTGGTAGATTATACAGACATAACATCACACAAGACAAGTCCTCGTATGGATAAGATTAGAAAGATTACTATTCATCATATGGCAGGAAATCTTAGTGTTGAAGAGTGTGGGGAAGTTTTTCATAACAGAGATGCTTCCACTAATTACGGAATCGGAAATGATGGAAGAATTGGTTTATATGTAGATGAGTGCGATAGAGCATGGGCAACAACCGATCCTGATAATGACCATCAAGCTATAAATATAGAACTTGCTAATGATGAGATTGGCGGAAATTGGCACGTTTCTGATAAAGTTATTAATAGGTGTATTGACTTATGTGTTGATATTTGCAAGCGTAATGGAATTGAGAAGCTAAACTTTACAGGCGACGAAAGTGGTAACTTAACAATGCACTGCTATTTTATGGCAACAGCTTGTCCGGGATCTTACCTTAAAACAAAATTTAAATATATAGCTGACAAGGTAAATGAAAGATTAGGTTCGACACCTATCCCGAAGCCTAATGGTGATATGTGGGCGGGAGCATATCCTTCTCTTCCTGAGAGAGGATATTATCTTACCGGTGATGGATATAACACATATGTTGGTTATCAGAATGATATTAAATTAATTCAGCAGTATCTTAATTGGGCTATAGACGCAAAGCTTGAAGTGGATGGTTATTATGGAAACGCAACTACGAATGCGGTTGAGTCATTCCAAAGAAAAGTTGGTTTAACTGCTGATGGATCGTATGGTAAAGACACTTTAAGTGCTGCGAAAAAATATAAAAAGAATTCTGCTTCCAAAAAATATTCTGGCGCTCTTCCGACGAAAGATTTAGTTCCGGGTAGTGTTGGCTTGCAGGTAAAAGACTTACAAAACTTTTTAAATTGGTATGGAAACTACGGTTTAGAAATAGATGGAAGTTATGGAAAATTAACAACTTCCGCCGTGAAAAATTTCCAAACATCAGAAAAAATTTTAGTTGATGGTATGTTTGGAATTCAAAGCAGAACAACTGCAAAAAAATATACATAGTAAATAATTGATTCTCAAATATATCATGCCCTCTGCTGTCTTCGGACAGGCTAGTGAAAGACGGCATTGACTTGTATGGTTAATGTGTAACGATTAGACATGCGTGTCGAAAGTTTTAACTGCGAAAGGCGATAGATATATTGGAAACTTAAGGTGTCAAAAATGGCTTGTTAATCTACTATTATTGCATTAACACGTCATTTTTGGCACTTTATAGAGCAGGCATAAAACTTCTCAACCTTTAGCATAGGGGAGTGTCATTATAAAGTGTTGAATATCTCTAATGGGATATTAGTATGATTAAAAGGATGGTGAAATTGTGGCTACGAAGACCATGAGAAAAATCGGTGAAAAGTCAACTGGTTCAACTAGTGATAAAATCACCGGACTTAAAGATATTAGGGAACAAATAGATAAGATAGAAAAATTATTTCAAAAGCTAGAAGATAAAGATCAACTTCAGTGTTTGGAAATTCTCGGTGTTGGTTCAAAGTATTATACGTGTCAACATTGTAATAAGGTAAAAAAGAAAAGTGATTTCTACTCTTCTACCGCTCCAAATTGTGCAAGTCAAATAACTGATGGATGTAAACAGTGTGCTGCTGACATCGCAATGCCGACGGTACATGGAGAAAAGCAACAGCCAACAAAAAAAACAGTTGACGATGCTTGTTATTTTCTCGATAAGCCAATGCTTGATTCATTGTGGGATGCTTCATTACTTGAGGCTGCTAATCAAGCAACCGGAAAAGTAAAGTCTAATGTGTGGACAAGCTATATAAAAAATGCTGCTATGCCACAGTATTATACATATACATATAGGCAGTCTGATAATTATACTGGTGGTATGTTAAGTATCGAGAATTTGGCAGAAGATGCTCTTCCAAAAGATCAAGAAATACTTGAGCAGTTTGAAAAGAATAAGAATGACGTATTACGGTTGTTAGGTTATCTTCCTTTTGAAAAAGAGAAATTAGCCGACCAACCGTTTTTATATTCTCAGCTAATCGGATTCTTAGATTCTGATGAAAATGGTAATGATGATATGATGAGAACCTCATCTATTATCAGTATTGTACGTGGATTCTTACAGATAAATCAGATTGATGATATGGTTGCTGATTTAGTACAAGATCCGAGAAATGCTGAAAAAAACATTGCTACGGTTAAGGCTCTTCAAGAGATGAAAAAGAATATAACTATGAATGTTACTAAACTCGCAGAGCAAAGTTGTATTTCGCTTAAAAATAGTAAAAATTCAATTAAGGGTGAAAATACGTGGACTGGTAAGTTGAAGAAAATTAAAGATTTAAATCTTCGAGGATCGGAAGTAAATGGTTTTGATATTGATACATGTCGTGGTATGCGACAAGTTCAAGAAATATCTGATGCTTCAATAATGAAACAATTGGCTCTTGATGAATCGGAATGGTCTGATATGGTAGCAGAAATGAGAGTTATGAATCAAGAACTTAGACAAGAACGTGACCAATATAAAGAAATAAATAGAATACTTCTTCGAGAAAATCTCGATCTTAAGGATTATCTTGAAGAGAATAAATTAGATTCAAATATGGAATATATAAATTTACAAGAAGTTTATTCTGTATTTGGTGATATGGAGGAGGAAGACGCAGATGAGCAAGATACTTCTTCCAAGTGATATGGATTTACCATATGATAAGGATTTTTATCAAGACTATGGTATATTTGTAAAACCCATAAATTATCCCATGTCCACGAGAAAGATTGAGGCGTTGTTAGAAATATCTAAAATGCAAAAATACTTTCAATGCAATCCTTTGAAGTGGATAGATTTGATGTACAATATTGAGATGTTGGATTGTCAAGCATTGATTATTCAACGTGCTTGGAATTGTCCAAATGTCTTGGTAACCGCCAGCCGTGGTATCGGAAAAAGTACAACCATAGATGTTATATTAATGTCTAAGGATAGTTTATTTTGTAATTACTGGTGTTATATAGCAAGCGGTTCTGGAGATCAGGCACAACAGACATTCATGACTTTGGAAAAATTAGCCAATGATAATATTGATGAAATGCAAGGTTCTACTGGAAAACTGTTTAAAGATGAAATAGTAATTCCAAATGCTAGTGGAGACGGTTTTAGTCACAATCCAAATGGATTTACATATAGTACGTATAATGGATCCACTACTAAGACATTAAATTCCAATATAGACGCCAAAAGAGGTCGACCCTAGGAGATGGTTTTTGCCATCTCTTTTTTATTATTTGATTATACATAAAGGAGAAAAAATAATGATAAAAATAAATGGATGGAATAACGAAGAAATAAATTATCTAAAAAAAAACTATGCATCAAAAACCAATAAACAACTTGCAAACGAGTTACAGAAAACGTATCACTCTGTAGCGTATGTTGCCAATAAACTTAAGTTGGTAAAACAACCTCATAAGTCTTGGACTAATGAGGAGGACAATTTTCTAAAAGAGCATTATATCGAGATGACTTCTGCTGAAATAAGTAAAATTTTAAACAGAACTATTCATTCAATAAATGCTCGTCGAGATGATTTAGGATTAATACGTAGTGCTAATTGGACTATTGATGAAGAAACATTTTTAATTGAAAATTATAATAATATGTCATATGCAGAAATAGGGAAAATATTAAAGCGTACCGAAGGAGCAGTTGACGCTAAGTGTTTTGACATGGGACTGTATAAAAAAGAAAAACCTTGGGAGCAATGGGAATATGATTTTGTGAAAAATAATTATTATGAAATGCCAACAAAGGAAATTGCGGAATACTTGAATAGGACTCCAAGTGCTATTAAGTTAAAAGCACAACGTTCTGGAATGAAGAAATATCCGTATTATTGTGATTATAAGTTTTTTGAAACCATAGATACCGAAGAAAAAGCGTATTGGTTAGGTTTTTTAACGGCAGACGGATGGATAAATAAAAACACAGAAACTGGTTCAGGGACTACGGGAGTGGAATTGCAATATGGGGATATAGGGCATTTAAAGAAATTTAATAAATCTTTAAATGGTAACTACAGAATTACAGACAGATGGAGACCTTGCGCTATATCATCTTCTGACCCAAATAAAAAAAATCATATGTGCGTCTTAAGAATTTTTTCTAGAACAATGTATGAATCATTGGTCAATCTAGGGTTTACTAATAATAAATCTTTTGATAGTTATATACCTAGTATTCCGGAGAATTTGCAACGACATTATATTAGAGGGTATTTTGATGGTAATGGAACAATAAGTGTGTCCAATAATCATATCAATGTACAATTTTGCACAGCTTCATCAAAGTTAAAAAATGGACTAATTGAGATATGTTTAAATAATAATATCGATCTTAAAGATTATAATTATTCAAATGAGAACAATATTATTGTTTATCGTCCTGAGGCTACATCTCTAAAAAATAAATTAGCATTACTTGATTATATGTATGAAGATGCGAATGTATATTTAGCCAGAAAATACAAAAAATATTTAAAAGCAAAACGAATTTATAGAACTAAAGTATCGTGAGCCTCGCCTACCAGAAATGGTAGGAATTTTAATAAAGTGCTGAAAAAATCGGGAAAGCTGGAATGCCAATCCGAGTGGAAGGCTACATTTAAAAGTGTAGTCACACGCAGAGCATAGGAAGTGAACCTGCACAAGCAGAATATAATCTTCCCACGAGTCAGCGCCACCTGACCATTAAGTTGAAGGTGAAAAGATATGCCGATCTTATAAGAATGATAATTATAAGAACAAAAAGATAAAAAGCTTTTTGGATAACACAAATGGAACGTGGTTCTATAATTTTCGATGAATCTGCATTTCTCTCCGAAGAAATGATAAATGTATACTCAGCGTTTGCTATTGTAAATAAGAGTTTTAAAACGGGCAAAGATGCAAGTGGTAAGTCTATTGATCCTATAAGACAACGTACATTTGCAACCAATATTCCCAATCAAAAGTTTCTCATTAGTTCAGCGTCTTCTACTGATACAAAATATTACTCTCTTTATAGAGATTGGTCTAAGCGTCAGATTATGGGAGATCCTGATTATTGTGTATTACATATTGATTGTGAGGTTGCGTTCAAGCCGACTATACATGGCAAAGTCATTGCACCACTACTCTCTCGTTCTACCGTTGAATCGGAGATGAGGACAAACCCTGAAAAGGCGAGACGTGAATACTATTGCCAATTTACAACTGAAGCTGGTACAGATGCAATTATTAAGCGTGGTGTAATTACACGTAATGAAGAAACTCGTAAACCGGTTCATTGCAATGAAACTGGTGATAAAAAATATGGATTATTTTATGATCCGGCTAGACAGATGGATAACTCTTTTATTCTTGTTATGGAGTTTTATGACGTTGTTCAAAAAGATGGAACAATAGATAAACGAGCTAAGATTGTTAACGGCGTCAATCTTCTTGATGTTGGCAAAAAGATAAAATCTCCAATGAGAACCCCCGACCAAGTTGATTATTTAAAACAAATGATACTTGACTATAATGCTGGTGCCGATGGGTATGGAAACATAGTTGGTGTCTGGATTGATGCGGGTTCGGGTGGCGGCGGAGTTAATATTGCTGACTATCTTATGGCTGACTGGGAAACTGCCGATGGCATAGTACATAGGGGACTTATAGATAAAGAGTTTTCTGCAGATTATGTTAGCAGATTTCCTAACGCTGTGGACAAAGTCCATCTTATGAGTCCGGCTAAGTATAAATCTCAAATGTACGAGGCGCTAATTGAAATGCTTACACAAGACAAAATTAGCTTTACGGCAACCTATGACAATAGAGATTATTTAACTGTATTTGATATAGATCAAGAGAATTTAATCAAAGAAAAAGAAAAGATAATAGAAAGACTTAAAAAAAATAAAAATTTAAACGAAAAACAATTTGAAGAAAAAGTTCAAGAGGAATTGAATAAGGTTCAATCCGTTAATACTAAAACTATTAAATTAGATTGGAAAGACAAAATAGCCTTAGCCAATATCGACGCTTTAAAAGAGGAAGTTATCAATATGGTAAGAAAGAAAAGAGAATCGGGCAAAGATTCTTTTGAACTTACTCCTGAAAAAGCACGTACTCTTCATGACGACAGAAGCTATACTTTAGCTCTTGGTTCGTGGGCTTTAATGGAAGAACGTCGAAAACTTTTGCTTCAAAAACCGAAACAAAATAAAAATGATTTACTTGATAAACTTACCGCTACTATTCATGGTGGCATAGGATTAAATAAATAATGAAAGGAGACGCGTAATGGCGCAGAAAAAAGAAATTGACGCAAAGAGCGTCTCAAAAGAAAAAGTAGCTACTGTAAAAAATAATGTCGGGAAACCTAATCAATCGGTAGCCGCAATTCGAGAGCAACATAAATTCGAACAAGAACGACAAATAAAAATGTATGCAAATGCTAAAGAAGACAAAGTTATGCGTACTATACGAGATATAGCTCAAAATGCAACTGTTCCATCTATTACAACAATCAATAGGGATATGATACGTGGATATCTGACGGGAAATATATATGCTAACTCAAAAAATTTAATTAACGCTAGTAGATATCTTTTTTATAGGTCGCCTATATACAATAAGATGATTTATACAATAGCCGGAATGTATTGTTTGGATGCAAGAATGTTGACTCCGGATTATTCATTTGTCAAAGGAATGGATATTAATCAAGCGTTAAAACAATATGATGATACGCTTAACTTTTTGGATATAATAAATCTTCAAAACAATATGAATCCAGTATTGGTCAATACGTGGATTGATGACGTATCATTTAATTTATTTTTTAAGGATGATGAAGGGTCAACATTTTGGAAGATAGATCCAAACGAAGCAATAATTGACAGTATATATATGTATAAAGGTGGATGGTGTTATGGATTTGCAATAGACATGTCAAAGTGGCGATCCGCACAAAAACAGGCGTTAAAAGAATGGCTTGGAGAACCTTTGGTATCCATGTGGAAAGAATATGAATCTACTGGTATAAAATATATTCATGTTCCAGCTGAATATAGTATGGTATTAAAATTTCATACAGATATGATGGACGCTATTATACCACCATTACTTCATAATTTTATACCATTAGCAAATCTAAATGATCTTTCTGACACACAAGCGTCGGCAGATCAACTTAGTTTTTATCGTATGATTTATCTTCCACTTCCAACTATGTCAGGAGCAAAGAATCCGGATGAATTTGAAATAACACCTGATTTAGCAATTGATTATTTTAAGATAGCAACAGATAATGCTATACCGTCAGGAGTATCAAGTGCAGTTATTCCGGGTAAAGAATTAAAAACGATAGATTTTTCGGATAATGTTTCTGATGATGTAAATCGTGTTGAAAATTCACAACAACAAATTCTTGGATCGTCTGGTGGAATAGGTGCATTACTTAATGGTAATAAATTGGTTAATAACTCAGCTCTTATAAAAGCTGCTCTTAAATCTGAATCTGCTTATGTATTAAATAGTATACTTCCACAAATTGAAACATGGGCTAATTTACAACTATATCTTAATGTTGGTAAACCATGTAAAGTTAATTTGTTGCCAGTTACTATCCATACCAAAGAAGATTATCAGAAGGCTTTACTTGAAGCTAATCAATATAGTTATTCATATAGGTTGGCATATGGAACACTTATGGATATTTCAGAACGCGAAACAATGGCTCAGCTTATGTTTGAGACTCAAGTGCTTAAATTGCAAGATTTGATGCAGTATCCTCTCCAGAGTTCATACACTACAAGTAATGATGGGGCTACGGAAAGTGGTGCTCCAGAAAAAGATGTGGCAGAACTAACTCCTGAAGGAGAAAGATCTCGAAATAAATAAGTTATAGGAGTCGGCAACCTCAACCGACAGTAACGAGGTAAGCGAAGTTACCGTAATGCGTAATAACTCTACTGGTGGAAAATCTCGTCCACCTTAAAAACTAATACCGAGAAGCTTTAGTAGTCATTTAGCGTGGCGGCGAAATGTGAGGAAAAATAATGAAGTGGGTAACTCCCACAACAAAGAAAATTCCAAGGATGGTGCGATAGGTGTTCCACGACCTATGCTATAACGGTGGATTATGAACGAAAATCCTTTGGTTTTCAGCGGTAGCGATGCCAGCATTAATACCGTTCTTTTACTCACCTATCCTTTGTGTAGGATGAGCTGAGATTTTGTCACGAAAAATATATGTTATTCGTGACATTTTCGTTAACCGAACGCCCTAAGGTAGCCCTCTGTCGGGGACGAGTCTAGACGAATCCTATATGGGCTATTAGGTTATAAATCAAACAGACTTCACCACGCCTCTGATTCAAGCGTACCACGGTGAGGCATATAGGCGGAGCAGACTGTTAAAGGTTTGCTCCGTATTTATTTTTTAGAAAGGAGGAATATGGGAAAGTGAAAAGAATCTTATATCTCTCTGATTTATATAATTTCTATGTAACTCAGAATAAGAATGTAAAGTTTAGTTCTAAAGATAACGATACTACTATTGTAGTTCATATAGACGAACCTCTTACTTATGATAAGGATGTTGATAATGATTTATTAATGTATACACCTATTCGATTGTGTCATACTTTGAGTAACAGAAATAAATCATACATATCTGATAAAGCTATGAAAGAAGCTATTCCAACGGCATATAATATGCCAATTTTAAGTTATATATATAAGGATGACAACGACGAATTTCAATTTGCGGGACACGAATTCTTTGTTAATGCAGATAATGAAATAGAATATGAAGAGCAACCGACCGGCGTTATACCTGAATCAGCTGGGCTTAAATTGGTTAAGTATGATAATGATGACAAATCGTATCTTGAAGGTGTCGGCATAATATGGCGAACATATAGCAAAGCTGCTGATATTATTGAAAGAGAAAAAGAACTTAGTGTTTCAGTTGAGTTGGTTGTTGATGAGCTTTCTTTTAATAGCAAAACTAAGGAATTAGTAATCGACAAATTTAGATTTTCCGGCGTGACTATCCTTGGTAAAGATAGGGAAACCGGAGCAGAAATTCAACCCGGTATGGAAAATTCAAAGATATCCATAGTTGATTTTAGCGAAGTAAATAATAGCTTATTTTCGCAGAATGACAAAGTTATTAAGTTACTGTCTGAATTAAATGAAAAATTAGACGGTCTTAATATAGATCAAAACTTACGAAAGGAGGAAGACATGAAGGATAATTTCGAAGAAAAAACCGAAGAGGAAATCAAAGACTCTCCTTCTGCGGAAGTTTTTGATGGAGAAGAGAATCCTGAAGAGACGGATTATTACGAGGAAGAAGGTGGCGGAGATAATGATGACCCGCCAGCAGACGACCCGACAGACCCACCTGCAGACGACCCGACAGATCCACCTGCTGACGATCCGACAGATCCACCTGCTGACGACGACGATGATAACGATGATTCATCGGGAATTCCGCTTGGTCAGCGTGATGACGACGACACCGCTGGCGATTCTAAGAAGAAATATTCTGTTTCTATAACTCGTGATGATAAGACTCAGACATTCTCAGTTAGTCTTCAGGATAAGATTGAAGCTTTGTATACTCTTGTTAATGATACATATTCTGAACAAGATGGTGTTTGGTATGATATAGATGTTTATGATGATGATAAGTATATAATCATGCATGCTTGGTGGAGTAATAATGCTTACAAACAGAGTTATAAAGTAAAGAAGGATATATACTCACTTGTTGGTGACAGAGTGCCGGTTAAGGCGGTATGGTGTACTGAGGACGAACAAAAAGCTCTTGAAAATATGAGAGCTAACTACTCTGCTATCGAGGAAAAACTTGCAAAGTACGAGTCCGAACCAGCAAAGAAGGAAATTCTTCAATCAGAGGATTGGAAGAATATTCGAGAAACTGAAGAGTTTGCCGAGTTATCAAAGCGAGAGAATTACTTTGATCTCTCTACGGATGAGCTAACTGATAAGCTTGACAAAATGTTGCTTGAGTATTCAAAACACAACGAACTTAAGTTTAGTGCTAATGAACCTAAGAAGGCGGTTAGTGTAAAACTATTTGGTGATCCATCAAAGAAAAAAACTACTAGCAAGGGTAGATATGGTGGAATTTTTAATAAGTAAAATTTAATATGGTGAAACAGTTAGTTTCGTAAAGAGTATTACAGACGTTTTGTTTAACTCTACCTCCTAATTAGTATTGCAATATTTATTAATTTATTGTATAATAAAGTAGGAAATTAAAATACTTTGTTACATTTTAACGATGTGATGTTTCAAAAAGTAGAGAGATATTTTTTTCTTTCTACTTTTTGTCGTATTAGGGAGGTGGGTGCAATAAGTAGGCGATTAACTCAAGAGGAATTTGAAAAAAAGTTTTATATGAAATATAGTGCAGGATTTAAAGTTGTTGGTTGTTACAAAAACGCTCAAACGCCTGTTGATGTTCAATGCACTAAATGTGGTTATATTATTAGTCATACTCCAAATCATTATGATAAAGGAACAAGTAAGTGTCCTGTATGTAATATTAACGGAGATACACATAAAACCATTTTAGGTGTTAATGATATGTGGAGTACGCATCCATATGTTGCACAATGGTTAGGAGACCCTAATGACGGTTATATATATAGGATTAATACATTAAAGGAATTAGATTTTGTATGCCCAAATTGTCATAAACATAGAAATATCAGACCCAATGGTTTAAAAAATGGTTTTGTGTGTTGTTACTGTTCTAACGGTATAAAATATCCAAATAAATTTATGGCAAATGTTTTAAAATCATGTAATGTTGCTTTTCGTACAGAATTTCATTTTAAAGATTCAAATTATAAATATGATTTTTATTTTAATTATAATAATCGTAATTATCTTATTGAAATGGATGGAGGATATGGACATGGTAATGTAGATACTCCGAATGCCACTATGGATGAACAGATTTTAATAGATAAAGCTAAAGATGAATTGGCATATAAGAATAATTATATATTAATAAGGATTGATTGTAATTATGATAGAATTGAAAATAGATATGATTATATATCTAATAATATATCAAAATCAATTTTAGGCAATTTATTTATATTGACTGAAAGTATATTTAAAGAAGCCAATACTATAGCTCAACAAAATGATTTATTGAAATTTGTAAATAGTTGGAATAATGGAGTAAAATCTTATGATGAATTTTTTAAAGTATTGAATGTAAATCATCGCAGCACTGTTAGGAGTTATGCTAAGAGAGCTATCGAATTACAATTATTAAATATTTCATATGACGATTTTTTAAAACAAATAAGATTGGCTTCAAATAATAAGTTGGCTCAATCTAAAGGATTTCCGGTTCTTTGTGAGCAAACAAATGAAGTTTTTTATAGTATATCTGAAGCCGAAAGAAAAATGGGAGTTTCTTCTTTGCGTAGTTATTTTCATAATAATAATACATATTGTGGAAAACTATCAGATGGTACAAAACTCACATGGAGGATAATTAACAAAGAAGAATACCAGAAATATATTAGTAATATAAATCAAGACCTCAAATGAGGTCTTATTTTTTTGTGAAAAAGAAAGGAGAAATAAATCATGGCAATTGATTTTTCAAAGAACGCAACTCACGTAGTTGCTTTCCCATCAAAGGTAGCAAGTGCTATGGGTCAATATGGACATGTTATTAATTTTGTTATGAATGCCAACGTTGACAATTCTGTGCTTGGTACTAAGGGAACTTATGTATCATTCGATCAGTATAATCGTGTAGAAGTTGCTGATAACAAAGTTGAAGGTGTTATCAGAGAAATTAACAATTCAGAGGGTGGAAACTATGTAGAGTTTACAAAGCTCGATGGACAGATCTTCTTTGTTTATAACACACCAAAGAGTCCTTATCCAGAAGTAGAACTCAGAGATGAAGCTCTCTTCTACAACGCATCTGGCGATGTAACACAGGGAATGGAACTTCATTTAGGTGATCTTGTATCTCTAAGTGATGCAGCTTTCACAGGTACACCAGCAGTAGGTAAGACAGTTAAGTACAGTGCTGGAAAGTACGTTGTACAGTAATTTGAGGAAAGGAGGAAATTAAATTATGGCTAAGAATTTTAATGAGCATACAATGGCTGTATTTTCAGCTATGAATACAGATTATGAAGCTATTTCAAATCTTATGACAGATGTAGCACTTGGTCGTGAGATTTATGATGCTGAAACAGATAGAAAGATTACAAAGCAAGAAGCTAATGCAAGAATCCTCGACTTTTCTCGTCAGGTACTTGGAATTACAGATATCCATGATACAAAGGCTGTTCGTAGAGCAATTAGAGATAATGCTCGTCAGTGGTTTGATATCGTAGAGGATACAATTAATATTGTTATTGATACAAACTTCAAGGAGTCAGATTTCTTCAACGCACTCGTTGATAGAAAGCAGATTGCTTTTGGTGATAGACAGGATTTCGTTATTGAGGATGACGATGCACTCTTCTCAATCGCTAAAGCCGGAACATCACATCACGATCATATTTTACAGAGACTTAAGGGTAGACAGACAATTTCTATTCCTACAGAACTCTATGTAGTTAAAATTGGTGCTGACATCAATCGTTATGTCCTTGGTGACGTAGATTGGTCTAAGTGGGTAGCAAATATTGGACGTTCATTCGTTGCAATGATTCAGGAAGAGACATACGCAGAGCTTATTCAGGCTGTAACTTCACTTCCGGGAAGATTCAAGGGTACTGGTACACTCGATGCTACAACAAAGGCATCATTTGATGATATTGTTCAGGCTGTTTCAGCTGCAAACAATGGCGCAAATGTAGTTATCATGGGTGCAAAGGCTGCACTTTCAAAGATTAGTGGTCTTGCAGACGTTAACTGGGCTGCAAAGGATCAGAGAGATAACGTTATGAATACTGGTAACATCGGTATTTATGAGGGAACAACTCTCCTTGAGATTCCTAATAGATTCAAGGATAAGACATATAGTCAGTATGTATTCGACACAGATAAGCTTTATATTATTCCAGTAATTGGTGATGAAGGAAAGTTTATTAAGATGGTTGACGAAGGCGATACTGAAATTTTCGAAGTACTCGAGAGAAACGAGAAGTATGTATCTGACCTTCAGACATATGAAGTACAGAGAAGACTTGGTTTCGGACTGTACATTGGACGTATGTTCGGTTATTGGGATATCTAATAAACAAACTGTAAGGAGAGGCTCTGTCCTCTCCTATTTTATGAATAAAAGGAGAAAGAATTATGCCAAGAAAAGTTATGCCTAAAAAGGTTGTAAATACAGATGAATCTGTTGTTGAGACAGAAGTAAAGAATGAAGAGGTAAAGCAGATGGATACTAAGCCTGCAAAGAGAGAGTTTGATCCAAACGATGGTATTCCATGTCGTTCAGTAACATATGGCAAGTTGTTTATTAATGGTACAAAGACAGGAATGACATATATGTTTTCGGATTATGATGATGAGTCGGATATTGAGTATAGAGATTTAGTTGCTCTTATTCGTTCAAAGGATAAGGCTATATATAAGCCAAGGATAATTGTTATGGATGAAGATTTTATTAACGAATATCCTACTCTCAAGAAATTCTATGACGAGCATTTTGCCGTAAAGAATCTTAAGGAAATACTTGATATGCCAGAGTCTCAAATGAAAGAAGCTATTAGTAAACTTCCAAAGGGTGCTATTGATACTTTAAAGTCAATGGCGGTTAATCAGATTACGACAGGTGAAATAGATAGTATCAGAAAGATAAAGGCTCTTGATGAAGCCTTTGGTACTGACCTTAGTCTGTTAAATGAACTTCTGTCAAATTAACATATGGGAGGTGTGAACATGACCTCTTCCTATAATGATATATATTCACGCTTCTTAAATAAGATTCGTGATTACGAATTTGCGGGACTTCCAGAACCTACCGCTACAAAGCAGATGCTTGAATGGCTTCAGTCTGCTATTAGCGTCCCGTATATATATAGAATATTTAATACATTTTCGGCGGATGATGAAATTGCCGAAATGGAATATACTCTTACGGAATCTGTAAATGAATATTCAGATAAGAATTTTGTGGAAGAATTATTGGCATATCAGATGATGGTGTGTTGGTTGGAGCCTAAGGTTTATACAACTTCTCTTGTAAATCAAATGGTAACCAATAATAAGGAAAGTCGATTTTTTGCTCAAGCTAATCACTTAGATCAGCTTAGGAATTTGCTTTCTGATTCTAAAAACAAAGTTCGTTCTCTGCTTAGAGATAGGGGTTATATATATAACTCTTATTTGGGTAACAGATAATGATTAGTCATAAATACGGGGAATTTGCTGATATGCAAATTTCCGACATAGTTAATATTATTCGTAAGAGAATATTCTTTTTGCTAGTAGTTGCAGAAAAACCAAACGAATTTCCGAACGTAAATCTAGCAGTTGCTCATACAACACTTATGTGGGGGATTTCTGGACTCAACGAATTATTGGGGTGTCCCACAGAATTAGTAATGGTATTGAGCCTTTTAGAAGAAGCCTTAAATAATTTACAAACCGACTTTAATTTTTCAAAATATCGCAAATTAATTTTGGATGCCGGTGCTGAAGTAATGAAAATAACACCTTCTAAAAAGAACGGAGGTGTTGTATGAATTTTAATGAATACAAAACAAAACTTGGTGTGGGTAGAGTGCATACGGATGGACAGCGTCATAGATATGAGGCTAGAAATATAATTGAGGAAACTTGGTATAGCGATCCTACTCACACTGTTGGTTGGTTCTATGATGCTGAACATGATGATCAGCCGAACGAGAATACTGATCTTCGTCCGGAAGGATCAGGAACAAAGATTCCAATTGAAATAAAATTCATGGTTAATTCCTATAGAACACTAAATAAAGATGAGGTAGATAACAGAATCATGTTTAAGCCTAGTTATAAGTGCAATATTCCTTATTATAAGGATAAATATGAAATACCTACAAACAGTGTTTTTCCAACAGGGTTATTTGTGGATTTAAAAAACAAAGATGGTATATATAATAGATGGTTAGTGGTTTCTACTGCTAGTGCAAATAATAGTGAATTCCCTACATGGTCGGTATTACCATGTGGTCATAAATTTCAATGGGTAGACGGTGGTAAGAAAAAAGAAATGTGGGGAGTAGAAAGAAGTCAAAGTTCATACACGTCAGGAGTGTGGCATGATCATGTATTCGAAAGTACAGATAATATAACAAAATGTATATTACCGTACAATGAAACTACAAAGACTCTCTTCTACAATAAAAGAATAATTATAAGTGTGGATTTACCAGAACCTCTTGCATGGAGAGTTTCTAAGGTTGAGCCATTTGCTAATAGGGGAAATATTCTCTATACATTTAAAGAAGATAATTATGATCAACATCATGATGTGATTGAACGTGATGATAGTGGGAGAATTATTGGTATGTGGGCAGACCTTATTAATGAATCCAATCTTCCATCTTATATACCGGCGGAAATAGATCCAACGCTTTCCGGTAATTATGCCGAGATTACATATGCCGGTGCAGAACCGCATATTAAAGTTAAAGGTAGTTATAAAGCAGTAACCATTGCTTATTACAATTCCAATGAACTTATTAATGATCAAACTCCGGGTGAATGGTCATACTATATAGATGATACTGACGCTTCAGAGTTGGTTAAGGTAATTGAAGGAAATTCTTCAAATACTATTAAAATAAAATTCTTAGGAGATGAAGAATATATAGGCAAAGTACTGACAGTTAAAAATAATCGAGATGGTTTGGTGGCAGAATTGCCACTTCAAATAGTCTCATTATAAAGGAGGCGTGTTATGAAGAAATGGAATAAAGAAGATTCAAAACGCCTCGCAAGTCTTAAATACGTTACAGACAATGATAATATTAGGATTAAGGAAATTATAAAACAGAAGTTGCTTGAAAACGATGATATTATTCACGTTTTGAATAATAAAAAACTTCAGAGTGAAGAAGCCGAAAACGATGAGTATTTCGGTGTAAATATTCGTCCATATTACATAATTCCCGAAACACAAACGGATGTTCAGAATTATATTTGTTTTACTGTTGGGTATGAAAATGTGGAACGAAATTTTACAAATTCTTCTCGTATGTATAATGACCTTCAAAAACATTTACATGTAGTATTTGTAATTTTGTGTGAACAGAAAAATATTAAAGATGAAGATACGGGAATTGCAAGACACGATCTGTTGGCTGCTCTTATTCAAGACCAATTTAATTATAGCAATTTCTTTGGACGAACCATACAACTTATTTCAGATAATGAATCTGTTGTGGATGCAAAGTATTTGTGTCGAACTTTAATATTTAGTCAGGTAACTGATAATAATGTTACTAAAACCCAATATGGTAAACCTACAAGAATAGCAAATAAGGAAATAACTTATTAATGGCAAAGCAACAGTTAAACGTTGGGGCAATAAAAAAAATCAAATCTCGAAATCCTATAATTGAGTTTGATAAACTATCTTTGTTTTTTGGAGACCCCTACGTTATTGATTTGGAGGGTGTGGATGGGAATATTGTTCTTACCCAACCCAAAATAGGCGATATCGTTAGATTGGGCGAAAAAAGATATTATTCAACATTAAGTTTGTTCACATCAAATACTACAAGTTTCAGATTACAACTTTGGGAGCAAAATATAGATTGGAATGAAATTTCCGATTTTCAACTTTTCATAATGTTAATTCGAGGTGCGGATAAAGAGGTTTATCAAACGTTCCTTCCTAATATAGATCTTGAAAAGTTTGGGGCTTTTGAAAAAGTTGCAAAGGATGGAACTAAAACTCCTATATTAAGGGATATGGAAAATGAAGTTGAAATAAACGAGGAAGTTTATTTTCATTTGTCTCAGTATTTAAGAAATGTATTTAATATTTTTCCGGAGGAAAAAATGACGAGTGATAAAATTATGAAGAAATGGTATATTCGCAAAGACCAAAATGAACTTCGTAATAGAGAGAATAAAAAAAAGAGTGGTTCTGAAGAAGATTCAGGATTACTTCCTATCATATCTGGTTGTTGCAATCACCCCGGATTCAAATACAAGTCGTCTGAACTTAGAGAATTAGGTGTATATCAATTTTTTGATAGCGTGAAAAGACTTCAAATATACGAGTCAACCAATGCTCTTAGTCACGGTTTATATTCCGGCTTTATGGATTCGTCCAAAATAAAACCGGAAGATTACAATTTTATGAAACCTATTTAACATAAGCAATCTTAAATGATTGCTTTTATTTTTTTTGTAAAGGAGAAAAGAATTATGGCATTTATTTTAGGAAACCATACAATAGATGAGATTCTTGAAGCCGTTGCAACTTCATTTGATGAGTCAGAAATCTATTACACAGTAGATCAGCTTTCAAACGCAAGTATCGCAATTACTTCGGATCCAAGAGAAATCACAGATAAGAAGGGAAATATCGTTAGACGTATCTATACTTCAAAGAACGGTGAGTTCAATGCAACTAACGCATTTCTCCATCCAGCTATTATGAACGCAGCTTCAGGTTCAACAATCGAGAAGGCAACTTCTACAAAGAAGATCGATATGCCAAAGATTATTATCGTTGCACCGGGTGCAGAAATCGAAGATACAACAGCAGACCTTGACACAGTTAAGGTTATTGGTATTTATGGTAATGGTGCAAACTCTGAGCCACTTACAAAGAGTACTTCTGCTGCTTCTTTTGATGATGGTACATTTAAGGTTGCCGGAGATACTATTACTCTTCCTTCTACAGGCACAACAGCCGGAGTTGATTATCCAGTTAATTACCTTGTAATGTATACAAGAGAAGTTGAAAGTGGTATTAAACTTACAAATACTGCTGATAAATTCCCAAGTGCTTGTAGACTTACACTCTACGTTTCTTATGTAGATCCTTGTAAGGAAGAGCTTAGACCTGCGTATGTTGTTATCCCTAACTTCATGGCAGATCCATCTGTTACAATTAACCTTTCTAGCGAAAATCAGGAAATGGATTTCAACGGAACACTTCAGGTAGATTATTGTTCAGGAACAAAAGTTCTTTACTATATCTTCTACCCAGATGAAAATATTGTTGAAACAGTTGTAACAGAAGCTGACGATACACCCTAGTATCAACCTCGGCAGGGCTGAGGATAATGTTTCCGTAGGAGAAACTCTTACTCTTGTAGCAACAACTGTGCCTGCAAATTCTGTGGTTACTTGGACATCTAGCGATGATGAAGTAGCTACTATTGTGGATGGTGTTGTTACTGGTGTCTCTGCGGGTACTGCTACAATAACAGCTAAGATTACTGTGGACGGCGTAGATTATACTGACACATGTAATATTATTGTAACTGAATAATTTTATGGGGAGGGGATATACCTCTCCCTTTTTTGCCCAAATAGTTTAACGGTAGAACGGGTGATTTGTAATCTCCAAACGTTGGTTCAATTCCGACTTTGGGCTTGTAAAATTCGTTAAAAATGAAAGGAAGTGATTAATTGTCAAGTAAAAGAAAATGTTGTGTTTGCGGAAATTCATATGAGTATTGTGGACATTGCGACAAACAGGCATCAAATAATACATGGAAGTTAAATTATTGTTCGGAAAACTGTCGAGAAATATTTCGAATATGTAGTAAATTTGAAGGAAAATTAATATCAATAGAAGAAGCTAAGGAAGGTTTAAGCAAATTATATATTGGCAAGGATATTCAGAAGTCGGTTGCTGATACTGTTCGAAAAATAATGGAGTATAAATCTTCTGTTGTTGAAACAGTAGAGGAATCTATAGAACAACCCATAGAAGAAATAAAACCTAAAAGATCCAGACGAAGACGTAATAAATCAATAGAATAGTGATTATAGGAGGAAAAGGAAAATGTTTCAATCGTCAAATATAGATTTTGAAGATAATATAATTATTGTCAATCCGAAACAGGCGGCGTTTTATTGGGAAGCGAAAGGAATTAAACCGGTACATATATTCCCATCTCGAGATATAAATACTAATGATCCGATTATTGTATTCGTATTTAAGAGAAGCGCTACAAAGGAAGCTTGGAGAGAATGGCAAGACAGGCGGTGATTTATGGAAGTATATTTAGACAATGCTGCCAGCACAAAAGTAGACAAAAGAGTTTTGGCGAAATTTAATAATATTGCTGAAACATTATATGGTAATCCAAGTTCAGAACATATGGCGGGTATTTTAGCTCGTGAAGAAATAGAAAAGGCTAAAAATATTATTGGAAAAAAAATTAATTGTAAGTCCGAAGAAGTATTCTTCACTAACGGAGCAACCATGTCTAACAATGTATTGATTCAAGGTATGTTGCGAAATCAACCTGAAACTGTATTTATAACATCGGTTGTTGAACATAACGACATTATAAGATTATATGATTGGCTTCCTTATGCAAAACAATTAATTAATGTAAATAAAAATGGAATAATAGATATTTCTGAATTATCTCGTCATATTTCAAAATGTTCTCGATTAAATATTCCTTGTTTAGTGAGTATACAAATGGCTAATTCTGAAACAGGAATTATACAACCCATAAAGCTTATCTCGAAAATAGTTCATGAATATAACAAAGGATATTTACATGTAGATGCAACTCAGTTTATACCTTATTATCCTATCGATGTGCAGGATTTTCGAATAGATGCAATGTCAATGTCGGGACAAAAAATAAATGGACTAAAAGGAACGGGATTGTTATATATAAGAAATTCCATACAAAATAAAATAACTCCAATAATATTTGGAGAACAAGGATTAATTGGCGGTACTCCGTCAACTCCGCTCATAGCAAGTTTGGGAGAAGCGTTTAATATAATAGAATACAACTCTTCCACTCTTGAAAATAAAAGAGATTCTCTATTGTATTTTATACGTGACATTGGCGGAAAAGTAATAGGTAAGATTGGAAAAAATAGACTTCCAAATAATATATTTTGCAGGTTTCCGGGAATTAAAGGATTAGATTTAGTTAATCTTTTAAATGATGTGAATATATATATAGGAACCGGATCTGCATGTTCTACGGATTCTGACGAACCAAGTCATGTCGCTTTGGCTTATGGTTTATCTTCCGAAGAAGCATTGGAATGTGTAAGGTTTACAATATGTGAAGAAACCACAGAACAAGAAATTGAATATACAAAAAGAATGCTTAAGAGCATTATTAGCTTATTAAAATAGGAGGAATTATTATGGATATTAATGTTATACTCTCAGAATATTGCGTTCCCATTATTGTGGCAGTTTGCTACTGTATTGGTTATGCAATTAAAAAGGCTTCATTCATAAATGACAAATATATTCCCCTGATCATGATTTTCTTGGGAGGAATTTCGGGAATTCTTTTAAAAGGATTCTCGTATCAAGCTTGTGCTTTAGGAATTGTTTCTGGTGCTGCGTCTACCGGAATAAATCAAATTTACAAGCAATTATTTAAAGACAAGGATGTAACGAATGACTCTAAATAGTATTTGGAAGATAATCGCAGAAAATCCGAAAATATCAACAATTATTTTAATTACATTATTATCATTGGTGGAGGTATCAAAAATTAAGATTAATCCGTGGACAGCTATAGGAAAAATATTTGGGAAATTTTTGGGTATTACTGCTCTTTCAAATAAATTAGACGCGCTTGAAAAAAAGGTAGACGAGAATCAAGCAACAACAATACGGGTGCGTATTTTACATTTTGAGGATGAACTTCAGCTTGGGAAACAGCCAAGTAAAGACTCTTGGGATCAGGTGTTGGATGATATTCAGAGATATGAAGAATATACCCAGAGTCACCCAAAATTTAAAAATAATATTACAAGTGCAAGTACGGCACATATAAAGAAAGAATATTTTGAATTATTAGAACGTCGTGCATGGACTACTAAATTGAGTAAGGAATGATTAAATGGTTTATAGGAACTATAAACAACGTATAGCTATAGAAAATAATTATAAAAAAAAATTATTAAAAATAGATTCTACTTTGGATGATGATAGTGGAATCTATTTTTTTATCAGAGAGGATTCAAATGGTTTTAAATATGCTTATGTAGGGCAAGCCAAACATATTCTCTCTCGTTTAGTCCAACATTTTACGGGGTATCAGCATATCGATTTATCGCTTCGGAAATATGGAATGTATAGTGACGAAAATCCTGAGGGGTGGAAAATAAATTATTTAAAATTTCCAGAATCCGAATTGGATAATAAAGAACAGTTTTTTATAAAACAATATGCCGATAATGGATATCAGTTACGTAATAAAACAAGTGGTGGACAGGGAATTGGAAAGAATCAAATAGACGAATATCGTCCTACAAAAGGTTATAGAGATGGACTTGTTCAAGGTCGAAAAAATGCTAGTAGAGAAATAGCAAATCTATTTAATAAGCATTTAAATTACTCTAAAAAAAGTGATAAACCAAATAAAAACCAAGAAAAGGCTATTGTTAAATTTGAAGAATTTTTAAATTACTATAAGGATAATTCATAATAACAATTTGGGAGGTGTGTTTCGTGTATTCTTGGGAAATAGATATGTATATAAGAGAAAAAAATTATGTATTAACTCCTAAAGAGGGTTCGGAAATAATGAATATGCGAGAAAATCCTCAGATAGTCAGAATTAAATATATGGACTCAGATGGGAGTTATTCAGTTGAAACAAATGATGGATATTATTTCATGTTTCAAGTCAAGGAATAAAAAGAAAGGATTAGTGATTATTAATGAAAGTAAAGGATATTTTAAATTATAATAAGTTATTTAAAAACATTATAAATGACAAAGATGTAGATGTAACGGCACTTGTAAAATTTAAATTACTTACTATGTGTAAACAGTTTGAATCGGTGGTTAATAATTTTGAAACAATCCGAGAGGAAAAAGTTCGACAGTATTCTACTCCAAATGGTGGTGGCATAATTGGAATTCTAAATCCAGTTAAAGATGATTATAAGAATGATGAGGAATTCAAAGCTGCTCAGAAAGTTTACGAAGAAAAACTTAAAGGTTTTACTGATGATATAACTGAAATATTAGAGTCAGATGTAAGTGTTAATATGACTAAATTTACACCAGAAGAAGTTATGAACGCCGGTCTTTCGGCTGATGATCTTTTAGTTATGTATGAATTAATTCAGGAGGTTTAAATATGGGAATAACTGTCGAAAATTTCATAAAAGTATATAAGGCAAACTTAAAAGCTAAAGATAAAACATTTGAAGATTTTATAAAGAAACATATTACTGTTCAGTATGTAAAACTCTCAGAAAAAGATGCGTGGTGCGATTCTATTATCTCTTCCACTTGTTATACTACAGTCGGAGATAAAAAGATTGTTAAAATGAATACTGTTGCCAGACATATATGTTTTACGATGACAATTATAAATTTATATACAGACATTGACATTGTTTTTGAAGGTACAAAGTTTTTGGAACAGTATGATGAGTTAAATGAAATTGGAGCAATTGAAGTTCTTATTGGAGCAATTCCGGAAACAGAACTTGAAGAATTTAACATTCTTTTAAATATGAAACTCAATGATCTTAGAGATAATGAATATTCTATTACTGCTCTACTTTATAATCTGAAAAATAGTTTAGATATATCAGAGGAAATTATAGAATCTGCCATTAAAGAGATTCTTGAAGATAATAAAAACTGATAAAAAGGGGGTATTGAGTATGGCTTGGAAAAGATATAATTCTAATCCGACTTATCAATCTCGTGGCGATTGTGTTATTCGCGCTATTTCGAAAGTTCTTAATTTTTCATGGGATCAAACATATATAGAATTATGTATACAAGGTTTTCTCATGAAAGAGTGGGGAAATTCCAATAATGTTTGGGATGCTTATTTGCGAGGAAAAGGATTTACTAGAAAAGTCATACCCAATACTTGTCCTGATTGTTATACAATTAAAGATTTTTGTTTTGATAATCCGGATGGAGAGTTTATTTTGGCGACAGGTAGCCATGTTGTCGCCGTAATTAATGGAGATTATTATGACTCATGGGATTCTGGGAGGGAAGTTCCTATTTATTACTATGAGCGTATAATATATTAATATGAAAGGAGGTATGCGTAATGGCATACTATTCAACACCTTATAATTACAATTTTGGATACTCGCAACCAATAATGCCAATGTATCCTCAGCAACAGTTAATTGAACAAACACAGATGTTACCGACACAAATGTCGGGAACATTACAAAACTACAATGTTCAAAATGGACAAACAAATTCGATAGACTCATATATGGTATGGGTACAAGGAAAAGCCGGGGCACAATCATATCCCGTAGCTCGTGGAACTACTCTTCCACTATTTGATACTGAGGGTGATTTTGTGTATATCAAATCGGTAGATAATAATGGAGTACCACTTCCATTAGTTACTAAAATTCTTAGCGATCCAAAAGAAGAACCGGTAGAAATCCCAAAGACAGATATGAGTGAATATGTAACTAAAGAAAGATACGATGAGTTGCATAAAAAATACACTGAATTGGAAACTCGAATACTAGATCTTGAGACAAAACCTTCTCTAAATTTTACTGGTAACACTTTTAACAATACTAGAAAGGAGAAGGATATAAATGAAAAGAAGTTCACTATTTAATTCATTTGGGAATCAATCTTCATCTAATAATGGTGTAGCAAATTTGTTAAAGGAATTTCAAAATTTCAAACAAAATTTTCAAGGAAATCCTGAACAGCAAGTAAAGCAAATGTTGCAGTCAGGACAGATGACTCAAGAACAATTCAATAAACTCTCACAACTTGCCACCTATTATCAAAAGTTTTTAGGTGGTTTTTAATTTGTTCAATATGACTTAGTGTCATTTGAAAATAAATCCCTTACGTAAGGTTGACGGACGCGTCAATTATTTTATTTATGAAAGGAGAAAAATTATGGCTATTAGTGATGGAAATTTATCAGCTGCAGATATTGCAGCAGTTACAGGTGGAAATGGTTTTGGATTTGGAAATGACGGTGGAGCCTTTTGGCTCCTTGTTTTATTTCTGTTTGCTTTTAATGGGGGTTGGGGAAACGGCTTCGGCGGTGGAAACAACGGAGTTCCTTATATGGTAAACGATGTTCAGCGTGGGTTTGACCAGAGTGCAGTTATGAGTGGTATTGCCGGAATTCAGGCGTCAATTAGTAATGGATTTTCGAATTCCGAAATCTCACAGTGTAATCAGACGGCAAATCTTACAGGACAGCTTTCTGCTCTCGCACTTAACCAAGCCACTAACGCTTGTAACACAAATGCAAATATAGCGGATCTTAAATACACAGTGGCTACTGAAGCATGTGCAGATAGATCTGCGGTTACAGACGCTCTTCAAAGCGTAACAAATACAATTAATATTGGTATTCAGTCTCTTAAGGATCAGCTTAATGCACAGACTCTCGAGCAGAAGAATGAAGAAATAGCAAATCTTAGAACTCAGATTAATCTTTCAAACCTTGCTGCTTCTCAGAATGCGCAGACGGCTGCACTTGTAGCTGACAATAATGCTCAGACACAGTATTTAATCAACAAAATTGTTCCTACACCAGTTCCTGCATATTTTCTTCCTAATTTCTATGGAAATTATGGATCGGGCTATGGCTATGGATATGGTGCCAATGGTTTTGTAGGTTAATTAAATCTCCTATTTGGTAACATTTTAGAAATAATAATTTTCAATTTAAATTATAAATTGATTTTGATACCGGTCGCTTCACTTTCGTTCTGAAGGTGGGGCGACTTATTTAGATTGGAGGATAAAACTATGTCAGAGTATAGATTTATTAATGAGCAAACAGTAGCTCCCGGAGCTTCTGTTATATTTTCAAACGATGGTTTTCCGTGTGGAAACGGAAGTATTATTCATCAAGACGAATCTAGTGTGTTTATAGCTAGAGGTGTTGTTAAGAATCCATATGCAGCAATAGGTAGACTTCAGGTTGATTTTGGCGCAAATGTGGCGATACCTACCGGTGGTACTGTTGAAGAAATAACTTTAGCGGTGTCTGTAGGTGGTGCGGTAGAGCCAGCGTCTACAATCAGAATTACTCCTACTGCTGTTAATGTATATGAGAATGTTTCTCGAAGCATAGAAGTACCTATATATCGTGGGGTTCCGCAATATATTTCAATTACTAATACATCGTCGCAACCAATTATATTAACCAATTCAATTATAGATTTGGTTAGAGTGGCGTAAGAAAGGGGGAACACTATGGATACATTAGATAAAATCTATGACAAAATGTATTGTGAATTAGAGGAGATTTCAAACAAAGAAAAATTAGATAGTAAGGACGTTGAACTTGTAGATAAATTTGTAGATATTATCAAAGATATTAACGAAATAGATTCTATGGATGATATGGGTGGATTTTCGCAAGGAAACGGAAGAAGTTATGGTAATGGAGCTTCCTATGGTCGCAATCGTTTTGGGAGAACAATGGGTATGTACGGACGTGGATCTTACGGACGTAGTATGACCGGAGGATATTCTCGGGATGAAAGTAAAAATACAATGATTAATCATCTTCAAGAAGTAGCTGATATGGCGATGGACGAAAAAGATAGAAAAGCCGTTATGCGACTTATTGAACAGATGGAAATGAGATAAACAATTAAATAATAAGTGATTATAGCCCTTGCGTGATTTAGTCACTCGAGGGCTTTTTTTAAATATGTCACCAAGAGCATATTTTTACAAGGTATTAAAAAATATGTTGTTTGTAGCATATTTACCATAGCATAACTGAACAGGTTATGTATTTCATTATGGAGGAAATTATTATGATTATAAATGATTTAATAAGAGATTTAATGATAGAACATGAAAAAACTATCAGTGATGTAGTTAATATTACTGGTTGTAATATTGAAAGAGTTGAAGATATTGTTTTACGCGACTTATCTCCCACTCCTAATGAGGCACAACTTATATTTGAAATGTTTGGAGTAAGCTTATCGGAGGTAATAAGTTATTAAAGATTTCTGAAAGGAGAAATTTATGAGTGATAATAATATTATTGATATAGAAATATTTAAAAAATCTTATAAAACTGCGCTTGAAAAAACTGCTCAAAAAATAGGAAAAGAAATTGAAAAAGCTTATGAGTCACAAATAACAAGATTTTATAATGATTATACTCCTATTCTATATGAGAGAACTAATTCAACGTGGTGGGCTTCTAGCGGATATAGAAATTATGAATCATGGAGTACATATTTGGGTGACTTGCAGTATCAAGCAGGAATAAATATAGATCCAGCAAATATACAATCTAATAGGGGAGATCCATATCGCGCAGATACGGATTGGGTATTTAATAGAACGTGGCATTTGGGTATTCATGGTATAAATAAAAATAATCGAAGGTTTAAAAGAAAGAAAAGGAGAAATGGAACTGAGTATGAAGTCAGTTGGAATTATAGAAGATTTCCTACAAATACGCGTCCTTCTCCAGAGAAAGAATTTAAAAGCATGTTTAGTAAAATAAAAACACACAAACATATTGATGATATTTTTAGTAAATATTGGATTGCAGAAATAAATAAATTATAATAGTTACTATTCGAAACCGTATATATTGTTATTTATTTCTATCAATGGTATATATACATTGCGGAGGTAAATATTGTATGGGAACATATATTGTTGGTGATATACACGGTTGTTTTGAAGATTTTTTACAAATGTTAAATGTAATAAATTATAATAATAATGATGAAATTATATGCGTTGGAGATTATATTGATCGTGGAAGTCAGAATTATGAAATGTTAAGATGGATTGAAGATTATCCCTATAATATTTTGTTAATTAGAGGAAATCATGAGGATGAATTTATTGCAAATATAGAGATATTAGATAGTTTTGCAAATGAGTTGAACATTGATAAAACTGATATTTATAGTACAAAACTATTATATCAAACAATTGTTACAATTCCACAAATAAAAAACGCATATTTTGATTATTATAATACTATTTTTGATTTAATACATAACAATCTCACAAATCTTTACCAGTTAAAATGTTGGTCAGATATTATGAGGAAAATGCCTTATATATATAAAAAGCAGATTAATGGCATCAAGCATATTATTACACATGCGGGTTGTGATGTTAGTAGTATTGATTGTTATATATATTCAAGAAAAGCGACATTTGTAAATAATAGCATAATTATAGCAGGACATACTCCGACAATTTTAAAAGATTCATTTTCATTTAATAATGGATATATCTATAAGAAATATAATGGTAAATTAAACAGTACTTATATAAATATTGATTGTGGATGTGTGTATAAAAAAACATATGTTAATGCTAGATTAGCATGTTTAAGATTGGAAGATATGAAAGAATTTTATGTCTAACCGTATTTTTGAAGAAGCCTAACGGCTTCTTTTTTTTATAGATTAAGCGAGAACACTCACCACTTTAGTAGTGAGATGAATCGCCATAATAATATGTGATAAGCGAGGTGAAAAATGTGGAAAAGGCTTACAAATATAGAATATATCCAAATAAAAAACAGAAAGAAATAATAACTAAAACATTTGGATGTTGTCGTTTTGTATACAATAAGTATCTTGCTAAAAGAATCGAGATGTATGAGCAAAGTAAAATAACTTTCTCATATGTTCAATGTGCAAACGATATGAAACAACTTAAAACAGAACTAGAGTGGCTTAAAGAAGTTGATTCCACAGCACTTCA